GCCATTGCCAATGCAGGGCAAGGTAATTCTTGGTATGGACAGCGCGTAGAAGATTTAGCTGAATCCTTTGATGCGGAAATGGGTTTCTTATCCAACCTGGTTTTACAAGATGTGCGCGTTAAATTGGAAACTCCTCTTTTACCACGTATGGGGCAGATCAAAGTTCGTAATGATTACACCAAAAATAGTCGGGGTCAGTATTGCTTGCCATCGATTGCCGCTGGTTCTGAAGTGTGGATGGGGATTTCTCTTTCCATGAGTGAAGTCATTCACTTGCAAGACGCTGGCTCAGTCCTGCGCTGCGTGATTACGGTAAAAGATAAGTCGGGTAGGGAGCATGAATGCATGGTGAGCTTACCCAAGATGCCTGTAGTTACGCCAATGGAATATCGCATGGCGCAGGAGAATGAATTGGTGGCACGGCGCTTTAATGAAATTGAGTCTGGCGATATCCAAAGAGAAGCACGTCGTCACGTTCAAGGTCGCAATTGGACTGCGGTGGAAGGCTTGATTCAGGAGTTAGAAGTACGTGCGCAGGACAATCCGTGGCTTGGAGAAACAGTGAAGTACTTGCGTAAGCTATTAGAGCGTCGCGATCACGAGGCTATGGAAAAAGAGTTGATGTATTCCTCTAGCAAGCTCAAGAACCGCGTCGCGGACATGAATGATTCCGTAATGTATTGCATGAATGCGGAAGCCATTAAGCCAGCCTTTATGCGTAAGAAGGTTTCTCAGGGACGTAATTCAGATTCTCAAAGCTGATAGGTCTTAAATAGTGATAACAGCTTAATTGAATAGGTTAAGCTGTTATCTACTATCTATGGCTAAATTAACAATCGCAGACTTACTCAGTAGCAAGAAGGTTATTCCGGCATCTGAGCTAAAGGCTCAAAAAGAATCTGAGGCTAAGGCGCTCAAAGATTTTGAAGATGCTGCAATAGAGCAAAGTCGTAATCAACGATTCCAGTCTCCTAAAACTACTGGGAGTATTACTCAGGCTTACAAGCGTGAATCAATATAAGAGTAGTAGCTAGTGGATATGTTTAAGAATTTTACAATCAAATCAAAGGACACCAAATGCCCACTCTTTTAAGTCGTACAGACTTCTTTAGGAACAGACTGAAGGCTGAATTTTGTAATATTCAGTGGTCTTGGGGTGCTCATTCAACTGATGGATGCATTTATCTCCAAGTTTGGATGGATGAATTTAAGACCATAGATGATAAAAGGTATGTTGAAGTAGCGTGGGATAAGACCAAGGGCAGTCCTGGCGGTAACGAGAGATTTGCGATGCTTGAGGAAATGGCTAACGGTACCACCACTTATGGCGTGATTTGTGTTGCCAAGGACACTACGGCTAAGGTTCGAGTTACAAAAGATATCACCTCAGAATATGTAATTAAATTAGTTGGACTACGCAAGGAGGGCGAAATTACTTTTGCTGAGGTGGGTGAGCGAAAACATCTATAATTTTTATAGCTTGATAGCGACAATAAATAGTAAAGACAAATCACTTTGGGTACGTCATTCGATTTTTAAAGAGAAATATGTTGTCACGTACAAGACCGTAATTGGACTGCGGCGGAAAGCTTGATTCAAGAGTTGGAAGTACGTGCGTAGGACAACCCTTTGCTTTGCTAAATAGCACGTTATTTGCACACACTGTTAGAAAGACGCGATCATGAAGCAATGGAAAAGGAATTGATGTATTCCCCTGATAAGCTAAAGAATCGGGTGGCAGATTTAGATGACTCTGTGATGTTCTGCATGAAGATGGAATTAGTCAAGCCAGTATTTATGCGTAAGAAAGTTTCTCAGGGACGCAATTCAGATTCACAAAAGACCTAATTTATAAGAGGGCGGGGCGGAAATGCTTGAGATTTATATCGGTTTTGGAATTCTCACAATATTAATCATTGCGGTATTGCTAAAGTTAAGCAAACTCAATCTTGACCAAAATATTGGCTCAGAGCTAGCTCAATTAAGAATTGATCTTTCTCGTCTAGATGGGTCAATACGCGAGCAATTAGGCTCCCAAGGTGCAGCCATGACTGAAATACGCACCGCCATGACTAATCTTGAGCGCGAAGTGGTTCGGGTGCTCGATGCCAAAATTACGCAACTGATTACCGATACCCGCTCCGAGCGTGATGCCATGCATTTGGCAAATACCTCAGCTAGTACTGAATTGCGCAACGATTTGAATAATCGTTTAACTGGAGTGAGTACCACCATCACTCAGCAATTAAAGGTAACAGGGGACCAAGTAACCGCCACTTTAAATGAGCGTCTTGGAGCCATCCAGGCCGATTCTGCACAAAAGCTAGAGGAAATGCGTAAAACAGTAGACGAAAAATTACATGCCACACTTGAGCAGCGCCTTGGAGAGTCCTTTAAGCAGGTATCAGATCGTTTAGAGCAAGTACATCGGGGCTTAGGCGAAATGCAAACCTTAGCTACCGGGGTGGGTGACCTTAAACGGGTTCTCACTAATGTAAAGTCTCGCGGTACATGGGGCGAGGTTCAGCTTGGCGCTTTAATCGAGCAAACCTTGACCATTGATCAGTACTCTAAAAATATCTCCACAAGACCTGGTAGTAGGGACTTAGTTGAGTTTGCTATTCGACTGCCTGGGCAAGATGCAAATTCTCCAGTTTGGTTGCCGGTCGACGCCAAGTTTCCAGTCGAAGATTACCAGCGGCTTATGGATGCTCAGGATCGAGCTGATTTGGTAGAAATTGAATCAAGCGCTAAGGCTCTCGAAAATCGAATTAAGAGTGAAGCCAAAACAATACGAGAGAAGTATGTTGAGCCACCGTACACCACTGACTTTGCAATCTTGTTCCTGCCTACCGAGGGACTATACGCTGAAGTAATGCGTCGCCAAGGGCTTTTAGAGTTATTACAGAGAGACTTTCGCGTGACTGTAGCCGGGCCATCCACATTTTCAGCATTGCTCAATAGCTTGCATATGGGATTTAAAACCCTCGCTATTGAAAAACGTTCATCTGAGATTTGGAATACTTTGGGTCAAATTAAAACGGAATTTAGCAAATTTGGTGATGTCATTGATGCAACCAAGAAAAAATTAGAAGCAGCCACCAAATCTTTTGATGCAGTTGACGTACGTACTAGACAAATAAATAAAAAGCTTAGTGGGGTAGAGGCATTGCCACTTGGAATTACACCGCTTTTAGAGAGTGAAGAGGTTGAGGATCTTCCCAGTCTAGACCAAGATGAATTAGATCAGTAGGGGTGGATATTCCCAATAAACTGTTATTTTAAGGCTAGCATCTCCTGAGCTTAACCTCAGGAGATGCCCATTTTTCAATTGGTGGATTGTCCTGTCCTCTCCCTTATGAAAGACTGCACCTGCTTCATAGTCCAAAAAGAAGACCTCCCAATCTTAATCGGCTTTGGAAACTCTCCTTTCTGAACCATGAGCCAAAACTTGGATTTAGATACCGGGATCACCTTCAATATTTGCGGGATTCTCATTAAGCTTATATCTGCGCAGTCATTACTCATGATGACCCCATAGTCGAGTTCGTTTCAAGTTCTTTCGATACATCTGCAAGGCCAGTCTTACAGAACTCATCTTCGTATATCCGTATGAACGATACAAACTGTAAAGCCGAATTGCTACCATCAAATTGATCTCCTAGTTTTTTGTAATGTCTGAATATTGGTTCTACTGATGCTACTGAAGAGCAATGTAGCTGTTGAATTTTTGGCGGTCAATCAAATGTCAATACCCACTTTGGTAATGGATATTATTTTTTGACTACAAAAAAATATTTATTCATATAAATGCTATAGGTCAATTAAGTAAAGGGCTACAGCCTTGTCAGTATTTTCTGATAGTGCGTAGATAGTAGTGGACACACATAGATCAATAAGCACTTCAAAAAGAAAAATAAAACGACTCAAATTAGTTAAAGATGGATTACAGCAAATTGATAAATAAATAAATTAAAGAAAAATTCAGAAAAAACACGTTTGACGGCGAGCATTTGGATTGATAGATTGTGATCTGTTTCACATTGATCAATACATAAAACGGAGACTGTCTTAAATGAATTATTACGAGCATCACATTGGAGATTATTCGCAAGCTACCTCACATTTGAGCTTTATTGAAGATGCTACTTATAGTCGCCTTATTCGGAAGTACTATGCCACTGAAAAGCCCATGCCACCTGATGTTAAGACCGTTCAGCGTTTAGTTAACGCCAAATCTAAGGAGGAGAAAAATGCAGTGGAATTGGTCCTTAATGAATTTTTCATATTGACTCATGATGGCTGGAGGCAAGGCCGTTGCGATCATGAAATCGCCCGTTTTAAGGATAAGCAGGCTAAGGCTAAACGCAGTGCAGATAGTCGCTGGCAACCTGTGAATGCTACCGTTGCTGCTAATGAAACCAAATTAGATCTTGAGCCAAATTTAGCATGCGTTCGCATTGCCGATGCATTGCCAACGCAATGCTCACCAGTCACCAATCACCAGTCACCAATCTCCAAACACCAGTCAATCAAATCAATGGCTGAAACAAGCGTGAAAAAGACTTTTGAACCAGGTCTTCAGAAGAAAAAAGACGATCTTGGGGATCTTGGAGTGCTTGGCGAAATGCATAAACGGTTTGCTCAATTAATTAGTAAGGAGGGTGCCTCTGTTGCGGTAGATGACTGTCGCATTAAAGATATGGTTGCTACTGGAGCAAGTGAGGCCGAAGTGATTGGGGCGATATCGATTGCAAAGGAAATGCGCAAGAAGATTTCTACTGCAAGCCCTATCAATGCTGGCTATGTCTTGGCTATTGTGAAATGTGAATTGAAAAAACGAACCTTAGCTGATTCAGGGGATATTGCTTGGTGGAAAACCAATGACGGGATCGATGCAAAAGGACGTGAGTTATCGATGCGTGCACAGGGTTCTGAATCCTATGAATCTTATAAGGCTCGTATATTTGCGCAACTGCGAAAACGCCAGGAAATAGTTAAGCCTAGTGAGGCGATTGAAGCTATCGAGATGATCGAGTCGAAAGAGCCTATGGTTACAGGCGCAGATCAGGAGAAGAGCCATGCCATCTAATGCCCACCTTCTAGGTGTGGTGGAGCGCCTTGATATGGAAGACTTTCCGATTGGTTCTGTGGTTCAAACTCCAAGTGGTCGCACTGGTACTGTGATTAAGCACCGTGGTGCGCAAAGTCGTCATGACCTGTTTCAGAGAATCATTATTGAATTCGATGAACCAATTGGAGATACCGTGGCTTTGCAACCTCATCTATTGACCATCATCAATAGGGCCGAGGCAAGCAATGATTACTAAGAAGCCGAAAAGGGTCAAAAAGCAGCCCACCGTTAAAACTCAGGGCTTGCTTAATACTGGGCTCACCCAAATAGTGGAGAGCCATCCATACAACTCAGAGGAGATTACTCCGCTCGAGCTAATGCTCAAGATCATGCATGAGCTATATGCGCAGGCAGAACGCTGTACTGCTTCTGCAAATCAGAATACCGATCTTTTTGGGTATGTCGATTCTGTAGATAGTAATGAGACCCGGATCAAACTACTCAATATGGCTGCTGCTGTAGGAAGGCATATAGCGCCTTATATTCATCCGCGCTTATCTGCTATTGAACATACGGGTAAAGATGGGGCACCTCTGCAAAGTGGGGTATTGCTTGTTCCAAGTATCTTGAGCTTAGAAGAATGGGAGCGCGTTGCCCAGCCTAAGCAATAGCTTTGCAGCTCAATTCATGAAAACCATCTGGGCCCCATTGCCAGGTAGCCAGACCCTATTTCTGACTTGCCCTGTGTATGAAGTATTGCTAGAAGGTACTAGGGGAGGAGGTAAGACCGATACCTTGCTCATGAGTTATGCCCAGCATGTAGGTAGAGGTTTTGGAGATCATTGGCGCGGCACACTCTTTCGTCTGACTTACCCACAACTAGCTGACGTTGTGGCCAAGAGTAAGCGCTGGTTCTATCAAATCTTTCCAGGGGCCAAGTTTAATGAATCCGACTATGTATGGAAGTGGCCTACAGGAGAGATGCTGTACTTTCGTTATGGGGCTAATGAGGACGACTACTGGAATTACCATGGCCATGAATATCCCTGGCTGGGGTTCGAAGAATTAACGAATTGGCGCAATCTCTCTTTCTACGAAGCCATGCATTCGACATGTCGCTCATCACATCCTGGAATGCCAAGAATGGTGCGCGCAACCTGTAATCCATTTGGAGTGGGGCATGCCTCAGTAAAGGAGCGATTTCAGATTGGGAGCATTCCTACTGGTCAAATCATTCGGCAAGAAGGAGCACTTCCTAGAGTACGAATTCATTCAACGATTTATGAGAATACCCATCTTCTCAAAAACGATCCTAACTATCTTATGAACCTAGAGTCATTAAGTGATCCAAATCGGCGCAGAGCTTGGCTGGAAGGAGACTGGGATATCCATGTAGGAAGTTTCTTGGAAGGAGTTTGGCAACCCTCTAAACACGTGATAGAGCCCTTTGCTATTCCACCAACATGGAAGGTATGGCGATCCATGGATTGGGGATATGCCAGACCATACGCTGTCTATTGGTTTGCATTATCTAACGATGGTGTCTATTACCTCTGGCGTGAACTCTATGGATATGGAGTTAAAGAAAACACCGGCACCAGGGAAGATGCAACGGTAGTCGCAGAGAAGATCAAAAAGATCGAGATCCATGATCAACGTCTTGGATATGAATATCGCATGAACCTAGCCGACCCCTCCATCTTTTCCAAGATTGGAGCTGAAAGATCTATCGGTCAGATCTTCAGGGATAAAGGCGTCAAATGGACCGAGGCCTATAACGCCCCTAGAAGCCGAGTAAACGGCGCTCAAGAAATCATCCGGCTACTTGTTGAGGGAAGGCTGAAGGTATTTAGTACTTGCAAGCATTGGCTAAGAACGATCCCTCAGCTACCGCCAGATTCACTAAACCCTGAAGATGTAGATACAGATGCCGAGGATCATGCCTGGGATGCCACTAGGTATGGGGTCATGAGAGCTAGAAGAGCAGTCGAATAATTTATAAAGAGCTAATTATGAAAGTAAAGATGATGGCTTTGTACGCACGAAGAGATTAACTCGTAATGCTTTAACTGGTCGTACTCATGCCTACTCCAAATAATGTTTGCTAAAGTATCCACAAATTGCAGGCCAAGAGAATTCTTGCTCTCCCATGGGGTGGTATTTAATTTTGTACTTGCTCCCATGGCAGCTAATTCTGTTCTCAAGTAATCATTCAGTGAGTTTTTTAATTCCACACTAACAGTCCTAGCATCGGGAATGAAATTGACTTCCCCGTGCTTACTCATCTCATTCAAGAGTAGCAACTTAACCATGTAGTTATATAGACCATTCGGGTGTGCTCTGAAGCTGTCATTAGTATTCTCTTTTTTGACGGTCATCGAAAAGAACTTTATCTCCTCGCTGGAAGTCCTAATTTCAACTAATTTGGCTGCAAATAAAGCCCGCTCTTTAGAGGAAAGGTCGGTCGACTTAAGTTCATTTTGAGAAGCGCGTTTTCGGGATTTATAAAACCCCCGAATTACTCTTTCTAGCTTTGGCTCATCCTTTTGATGGTTGATAACAGTAGCTGCAATAGTTAAGTATCGACTTGAACCGCCGCGCTTATAGTCGGCATCAAACTTCCAACCTAGGTCACCACTTTCATCGAGATAAATAGTTGTCATGAGTTCCAAAAAGAAAAAGCCCTTATTTAAAAGGGCTTTAGGAAAAGGTGCGGTACCCAAACTTGACGCGTTTAAAACGCGCTTACGATGGTGACGAAATTTGTCGCAAGCTACTTGGGTGTTTGATTACTTATACCGCTTCGTCATTGCCTTAATTATCCATGTTTTATGAATTTAAAGTCAAATCCATAACTAAAGCATGGTTTTAGGACCCTTAAATGCAGATTGGTTGCGGTATTAAGTATATAAATCCAAGATAAATTCTTTAGCTAGAGGACCCCAATTTATAAATAGCATGTGCCTCAAGACTCCCAATCCCTCCAACAAAAATGGACCGCCCGCATCACTCATGCGCGCGCTCAATGGGCAGCCTTTCATAAGCGCGTAAGACATAACCGCAACACGGTAGCTGGCTTTAATTGGAATGCTGATCCCACCAGCAAAGACTTCTACAGTCTCAGAGCAAACCTAATCCATGGCACCATCTCTGCAGTACTACCCAATGTCTATGCACGCAATCCAGAGATTTCAACAACCCCATTAAATACGGGTGCTGATCTCAAGCTTTTTTGCAAAACATTGGAGGTGGTAACCAACAGGGCGCTAGAGCATGCTCAACTTAAGAATCGAGCCAAATCAACCGTAAGGGCAGCGCTTACTTGCAGCTTTGGCATTCTCAAAGTGATGTATCAAAGAGATCCGAGTCGGGATGGCTACATTCAGGGGCGCATCAATGATGCCCAGGAAAATCTTCTAGCGATCCAAGATCTAGCTCTAGACCTTCAAGATGAAAAGCAACGCCATCAGCATGAAGCCAAGCAAGCTGAATTAGAAGAGCTCATTAAGTCATTACAAGAGCAGTCCGAAGTGCAGTCAGCTGAAGGCTTGGTAATAGATAGAGTCCTTACAGAAAACCTACTCATCGATCCCTCTATTTGTGAGTTCTGGGATTACACCGATGCAGATTGGATCTGCCAGATTATCCCCATGAAGCGTGGTCAAGCTGAAGCGCTTTACAAAAAGAACCTAGCTAGTGCCAAGATCTACCAACCAGGCCAAGGCGAAACATCCCATAGAAAAGCTAGACGTCTAGCTTCCATGCACCTCGATGCTAAATCTGCCCCAGTAGTAGACGATCAACAAATAGCCGTGCTAGAGATCTGGGATAGAACCACCCAGCGTATTTACACAATGGTCGAAGGCACCACCGAATGGTTACGGGAACCCTATTCACCATCAAAGGTGGGAGAACGCTGGTACCCATTCTTCTTATTGCCTTACCAAGTCGTTGATGGCCAGTTCGTTGGCCCAAGCTTAGTCGATCTCACAGAGCGCTTGCAAGAAGAGCATAACGAAGCTAGGGATCGCTTCAATCAACACCGAGATCTATGCATACCAGGATGGGTTGCATCAGCCGATATCAACGAGAAGACGATTAAGAAACACGCGGACTCACGATTTGGTGAGATCACCATTGTCGATACCGAAGGCAAACCCCTTAACCAAGTGATTATTCCTCGAGGGCACCCAAAGATTGATCCGATTGTTTACGACACCAGTGCTGTGCGTTATGACTGGGAACAAGTCACGGGATTGCAAGATGCTGCGCGCTCAACTGTAGTTAGGCCTAAGACAGCAACCGAGGCCAACATTCTACAAAGGGCCTTATCCGGACGCGTTTTTGAATTTAAAGACCAGATAGAGGATTGGCTACAAGAGATTGCCCAATACAGTGCCCAAGTCCTCTTGCAAGAGTTGACTAAGGAACAGGTAGAGCGTTATATGGGCGCTCCAATTACCAGAGCCACTATGGTTGATAGCAAGCTCACCATGAGCAAAGAGAAAACCTATGACTGGCCAAGCCTTACAAAGGAACGCATTTTTGACATGGTCGATCTGCGCATCAGAGCGGGCACTACTGGCGCACCGGATGGAATAGAGGAAAAAGAGGGTTGGCTCAAAGTGCTGCCCATGATTACGAATCTATCAATTCAGATTCAGAACCTACAAGCTAGAGGAATGGATTACGAACATATCCGTAATCTCCTACAGGAGACCCTCTTGCGGTATGACGATCGCATCGATTCAAATCTATTTATACCGAATGTCGAAAAGCAAGCGGAGGGTTATATCGACCCTAATTTAGGAATCAACATGTTTTCAGAAAGAAAGCTAAGGGCAATTGCCGAGCCCGGTCATGAGCGTGGTTTATTAAAAGAGGAGATGAGTAATGACGCAGGTAGCAAATGAGGTGAATGGTTTTAAATCAGAAGTGCTTACAGATGGAGGCCCATACCAGAGGGTGCAAGATCGCGAGGCCAAGAGGGAACGTGAACGCCTAGAAAAAGAGGCCAAAGATAAGCATGATGCTGAAAGTCATGCCAGAAATACGAGGGCAAGAGAAGATCGTAGGGCTGAACTAGCCCAGAAAGCAGCGACCAAATTAGCAAAGGAACAAGATGCCGAAAAGCAAAGGGCACAAAAATCTGAGCGTAAGAGTCAGTCCGCAAGCTTGCTTGATGATCTCAGTAAATCAAACCGTCTTAGTTCATCCCTTTCACAAATATCTGAGGATATTGAAGAGGGTGAGGAGTTAGGGGATTTTGAAGTCGAGCCAATCTTTGCGCCCATAAAGGGTGAGGTACTTGTACCTGCGGTTATGACTGCTCCAGAAAGTGGATCAGTACCCCAGTCTTATGACCTAGGCGAGATATTACCTAC